CTATGCTTCCTTCCGCGGCACGAGCCGCCATTGCATGATTATGTCTAGATGATCGTCGATTGGTTGGGAGACGACCTTCCTAAGGCCTGCATGTGCATGGATCGCACGATCGGCGCATTCTTGTATGAGCAGATGATGCTGGCCCGCAGCGGGCGAGGCGAGGATGACGTCGCCCGGAAAGCGGCACCCGTGCACCCGTCCGAGTCCGGAGCCTTCCGCGCATTCGAGCCATTTATCGAGGCTGCTGTTGCGCAACCTGTAGCCCGAGGGAATGAGGGGCTCACGACCGATCCGTGTCAGGCATGCTGCGACCAGTCCGACACAATCCAGCACGGTCAGCGGGTTCCTCCCATGGAGGAGGAAAGGGCAGCCGATCATGGAGCGCGCTTCTTCTACGAGCTGGCGCGCATCGCCAGGGCGAGAATTCATCCACCGTTACCGTACCGGGCGAGCAGATCGTTGCCAGGGAGAAAAGGTTCCCCGCGGAAGTTGACGGCATTGCCGAATCGCGACGAGCAGGTGCCCAAGGTATGGTCACAGCCCTCCCGGATCTCGGCGCGGGTGCCGAGGGGAGTGCCTTGCGCAAGGGGGCGGTCGAGCGTCACCCATTCAAGGTCCGCAGCTACAACGCCGAATGATAGGCCGGTTTGCGGCCCGTCGAGGAAACGGACCCTTCCATCGATGCAGTTCGAGCTACCGAGCCCGTCGAAACGAACGCGATTGCGATCGAGATCGATCTCGCTCAGCACTTGGGTCGATGTGAAGTGCGTGGCGGAGAGGCCGCAGCCGGGCCCGCAGAAAGTCGCGCGGCATGTCGGACTCGTCCGCGGGACGATATCGCGGTCGAGCATCTGTTTGGCCGAGTGCAGTTGTGCGGCGAAGCTTCTATCATTGCTCTCGACCAAGCCGAGCTGACCCGCATAGAGCGAGTGGAAATCGAGGCTTTCCCAATCGACAATGCCGATCTCGATGGCTGCCTGATCGAAAAGGCCAGCGGCAAGGTCTTCGGCACGGATCGAATCGTGACTGAGCACGCCTTCGACTTCCGCATTGTCTGCCGACAGATCGGCATTCAACCGGATCGCAGCTGGAACCATCCCGGGTGCTGCCCTGTGGCTGATCCTGCCAAAAAACAGGTCCCGGTTGTGACTGGTGAAGCCCAAGGTCACTCCATCTCGTCGGTAAACCCGCCAGAATGTGGCCGCCGTGTCCAGGTCCCGGTCGAAGAATACTCTCATGATTGGAATTCGCGCAGTTCGATCAGAGGGATGCTTGGAGCTTCTCCAGCTTCGAAGTTCACCGCAGCGATATCGATCCGATCTTCGGCGAAGCGGACGGGGACGTCGAACAGAAAGCCGGCCCTGATCTCCGCTCCATCCGATGGGGCCGAAGTGAAGCTGATCACACCGAGCTGACCAAGGGTCCAATCCGCATTGGGCACGCCGTCGACACTCACGAGCACGCTTCCGCCACGGGGTCTTGTTATCGGTCGCACTTGAGGGTCGGGTCCGACCCCGTAATGTTTCACCAGTTGAAAGTCCGCCCGTAGTCCGTCGCCAACACCCACCAATTGGTCGAGTGCGGTCGGCGCTCCCGTCATACCGTTCGAGCTGTGATCGAATGGATCGCAGATCCTGAAACCACGAGCTGCCCCGTGTCTCGCCCTGAAGAAGGCGATCAGTTCCGCCAGTTCGCGTTCCGAGCGAATGCCGGGCCCGACGTCGAAATGCATGCGGGCATCCGACCACAGGGCGTTGCGCCGCTCATGCCCAGAGGCCGTAACCGCTATAGAGGTCGAGAATTCGGGGGCCACCGCCGTGCTGCGGCCGAGCGGAAAGGGGTAGAGCACGTCATCGAATGATTGCATGTCACTTGTCCCGGTTGGAGGTAAACGAGTGAAGCCGTCGCGGGTGACCTGGGGCAGTGCCCAGACATATGTGCGCTCAATGCCGCGCGCGGCCGCTTCGTCGATGCCACGGTCGATCCGGGTCCAGAATGGCTCCGCATCCGCGGGGTCAAGCACGAACCCTGCCAGGTAATCGGTCGTTTCGGTCGGGTAACCAAGCTTCGAAACGACGAAGGAGTAGGCTTGTCTGCGCAGTGCATCCGCTCCGCCGGTCAGCCAGTCATAATCTTCCAATTGGAGGCGATCGAATGCCGGTGTTTCCCAATCCTGCGGGAGGTTCGCGCGGTGCAGCTCGGGCATTGACGGATCAAGAATCGTCGGGGTGAATGCGAGAAGCAGGACCTCCGCAGGGCCATCTGCAGCCTGTCGAACCGCTGCCGTGAGATCGGCCGTCGAGGCAGCGAGAAGGCTGCCGGCCTCATCCAGAAGTGCGAGAGCGTCCTGCCCCAACGGGTCCCGCATATTCGAAATGGATACCGGCTGACCTCCGAACGCGGAGATCGCGGCATCGTCGTAAAGGCAGATCTCCCCTTGCGCGGTCACCCACCACCATGGCTCGCCGATCTGGAAGCGGACGCGCAAACCTGCGGTTTTCGCAAGTCCCACGAATCGGCGCGCGACCTCTGCGAGCCAGGACATGGCTTCGTCATTCGCCGGCGAGAGCAGGGTGGACGGCGGAACCCAACCGGTCCGCGCCGGCGTACCTTCCGCAGTGCGTTGCTTCCAGGGTTCGGGGCAATAGGCATCGAACAGTTCATAGGAAAGCGACAGGATGACCTCGAGATCAGCCTCCCGCGCCCGGGCAAGAAACGCATCGTGCCATGCCGTCGCAGGCTCGCAGAGCGTGCCCGAAGGCTCTGCGAGAAGGCTTTGGTCTGCCGCCCGCACGAGCCGCATGAAATGGCTCATCCCGACATAGTGAACGATGTCCGTGCGATAGCCGAGGCCGATGATATTGCGCAAAAGCCTCGCGGGCGTCTGGTTATAGGCATCGTCATAGGCCGTCGCCATCCGCAGTCCGTGGACCGGAAGCAGCACGTCCCCGAGCTCGAGCATGGCGCGCCCGCCGTCAGCAACTATCTCCGACATAATAACGTGGCCGTTCAGGCGTTCCGCAAGGGGAGAGGCGCTTTCGGCAGCATAGCCGGGGGCGACAATGGATATGAACATCCGGTCGATATCCGCCGGATGGACCGGACTGCCGGGCAGGGTGTAACCGCTTTCGAGGGCCGAAAACGGCAGCGTGATGCGGGCGTCCGTGGGCGAACCATCCGCATAGTTCCAGAGCCTGACATACCAGGTCGCCTCAGCGCCCGTCGCGTCCCGGCCTTCGATGGTCAGGGTCGGGCCATTCGGCGCATCGAGTCCGATCACGCCTTCGCTGCGCCACCTGAAACTGAGGCTTGTATGCGAGTAGTCGCGGTCGGTCGCATAGGCGAGGAGCGGATGATCGAAGCGGTCGACGCTCTCCCAAACTAGACCGATGAGCTCGCCCTCGTGATGCAACTCGACATCGACCCTGATCGCATCCGGACCCTGCGTCACGACCGATGCCATCGCAGGGCGCGGAAAGTCCACAGTCCAGAAACGGGGGTCGAAACGCTGGATGAAGCTCGATTTCTGAGCACGTCTCTCGTTTGCCAGCCAGAATGCCATTTGTCGTTCCCTTCTCAGGCTTGTTCGAGCGCTCGACGCACAGCGCTCGCGACTTGGCGGGAAGAGCGACGCATGGCAGTCGGAGCCGCGGTTTGCGGGGGCGTGTTGAGCTGGATCGCGACCCGGACATCGCGCCCGCTGCCCGGCCCAGTCTGACCGCTCTCGATCCGTCCCGAAGATGTCGGCACGAAGATCTCCGGCCCGCTTTCCCCGACCAGGAATCCGCGGCCGGGCGAAACGGGACCTCCTGTTGCCCGGCCGGGCAGGCCGAGAAGCGCTCCGAAGGATTGGGCGAGGAACCCGCCGATGCCGCCAGTTCCGCCCCCAAAAAGGTCGCCAAAGCCGGATTGGAGCGCGTGGCCGGCAATTTCGTCGAGCGCTCTGAAGGCGAGGCGCTTGAGGTCATCGAAGCCGAGGCTCCCCCGCCGCAGGGCAGAAAGAAGCCCGCGCTCTAGCGTTGCGCCGGCCCTGTCGAAGCCGTCGATCAAGTTGCTGTCGATCGACCCGCGAACGGATCGAAGGTCGGCAGCCAGGTTCTCTGTGCTCGCCCTGAGGTCGATCACCAGTTCGTCGAAAGTGTCAGCCATGGCGTTCTCGCTCAATCATCTGTCGGATCTGCTCGCGGCTGGGCCCCTCGGCTTGGCCGAACCCGCTCATTGGGCGAAGAGCGAGCGCGAGCTCGTACGGCGTTGCAGTCCAGAATTCCTGCGGCTTCCAGCCCAGCGTCTGCGCTGCAAGCGTGGAGCAACGCACTGCGGACTCACCGAAATGCAGGCTCATCCGCGGCCTTGAAGAATCTGTGCAAGTATCGCGCGAACGGGCTGGGTCGCGGCGACCAGACCCATTTCAAGCAATGCCTCGCCGACTTCATCTCGCGCGGGGCGATCGTCCGTCTCGATGCAGTGCCATATCAGCGCGCCCATCTCGTGCAGGGCAAGCGCTCCTTCGGAGGCGCGATCGACAACCGCGAAAAGCGGGCCGAGTTCCTGTTCTGCGGCAACCAGGTTCTCGAAGCTCGGTCTCAGGACATGGTCCCTTCCGGCTAGGTTGATACTCGCTTCCCCGCGCAAGGGATTTGCAGGTCGGGTCATTCAGCCACCACGGGGCCGGAGCTTTCGAGCTGCAGGGTGTAATTGCGCTCGCCATTGAAATCGCCGGAGTAGTCGAGCCGCTGAACGAGGAAGCGACCACGCAGGCGTTCGCCGCCCTCGAAGGCGAGCTCGTAATCATCGATCGTCCCGGCAAGTGCGTGCCCACGCACCCGGCTTTCGGCCGCGCTGCCGAGGAAGATGCCGGCTGCGCTCACGGAAACCGAACGTGTGCCGGCGCCCGAAAGGAGATCGCGCCAGCCGCCCGATTCCTTGTGGGTCACGACGACCGTATCGCCATTGATCGACAACTGCGTCGTTCTCAGGCCGGCGACGGTTGCATAGCTGGGCGATGCGGCGCCGTCGCCGATCTTGAGCAGGAAGGCGGAGCCGCTTTGGGCAGGCATAGAGCATTACTCCTGAATGGGTGCGAAGATGCGGAAACGGAATTCGATAAGGCCGCCCCGCAGATTGTTTGCGCGCGCTTCGCTGCGCGCGCGGAGGAAACGGATGGAGGCGACCTCGAAATCCGATTGCACCGGCGGGAGGGTGAGCACACGGCGTTCAATCGCCGCGAGGATATCGGCATCGGCTGCCGGATCGTCGGTGCGGCTTTCGAGTTCGAGCGCAATTCGCACTTCGCGGCCCGGCCGGTCCTTGGAGCCCCAGTCGGTCGATGCGCTTGCAGCAATGCCGAGCCAGGGAGCGCTCGCAGCGAGCGGGCTTTCCTCCTCGATCGCGTTGATCCCTGCGAGAGCAGGGTCACCGCGAAGCCATTCGATCAGCTGCGCTCTCAATTGATTTTCCATGGTCAATCCCTTGCGATGCCGGGCCACAGGCTGGAGGCCGAGCGCCAGTCGACGCCTTTCTCGGTCCGGGGTGACCGATGGCTCTGCCCGCCGAGCGATTTTCGATCGGCTGCATGCCGGATCAGCCGGTCGATCAGGGCCTCGACATCGGCTTTTGCCTCGATCACGTGAGCCTCGGTCGGCGCCAGGGCCGCCAAAGCGCAGTCACGCTGGCGGGAGCTGCAACCGCCGACTGCTGCGATTTCGATTGCGCCGGTCGATCCCGTTCCCGGAAATGATGAGCCGCGAGCCGGATCATGCCCTGACGCATGGGGGCGGGGAGGCTTGCCCAGTCGGGCGCGAGGCCTGCGCGGAAGCGGACCGCCAAAGGACGTCCATCCGCCCGGCTGGAAAATTCGAGCGAGGCGATGCCATCAGAAGCGAGGATGAATTCGTAATCGCTCGTATCGAGCGGGCTGCGCGTCGCATCGTTCGCGATTGCCTCGACCGAGACGAGCGATCGGACCGGCTGCGCTGTCAATCTGCTTGTACCCGCAAGGAATGGCAGCTCTTCCTCGACCATCTGGACGAGAGGCATCTGGCCCGTAAACGCCTCGCAAAGCGCATGGCTGGCTTCGAGCAGGTTGACGAGCATGGCGTCGTCATTCGGCCGGCTGATCCCGAGCCAGGCTTTCAATTCGGCAAGGGCATCTCCGGCCAGGCTGGCCGGCTGCACCACGGTTCGTCGCATCGCGATCTCCCACGGGAATGTGAGCAGGAAAAATGCGTCCGCACCGCCCGACGGAGGCGAAGCGATGCGGACGCGAGGAGCCGATGCGCGGGCAAGGGGGAACCCGGGGCACCGGAAAGCTTAAGCCCAGAGAGGATCAGGCCTCGATCTTGAGCAGTTTGATCGCATTGCTGTCGAGGACCTGGCCGCCGATTCGGCGCGTGGCGTAGAAGTGCACGAACGGCTTATTCGTGAAGGGATCGCGCAGGACCTTCGTCGCGCTCTGTTCGGCGATCAAGTAACCATGCCGGAAATTGCCGAAGGCGATCGGGAACGCCCCGCCTGCGATATCCGGCATGTCCTCGGCCTCGATGACGGGATATCCCAGCAACCTATCGGGCTGACCCTCGACAAGGCCGGGCTGCCAAAGGAATGCACCGTCCGAGGTCTTGAGCTTGCGGACCGCGGCGAGCGTCGCTGAATTCATAACGAAGCTCGCGCCTTGGCGATGGCCTGCCTTGAGCGAATGGATGAGGTCGATCAGCTTCGCGTCCGGCTCGGCATCAAAGCCCGCCGCATTGCCCGAACCGATATATTGCAACTGGCCGAAGGTCCGCGTGTCATCCTCTGCGAGGCTGGTCGGCGCGCTCAGGAAGCCTTCGGGCTGATTGTTCCCCGTGCCCTTTACGAAGGCCTCTCCCTCGGCGCGGGCGAACTCGGCTGCTATCTCGGCTGCGAGCCATGCCTCGAGGTCGAAGCCGACGTCGTCCAGCATTCCCTGGCTGGCCGCCGGATTTGCATAAAGATCGCCATTCGGCGGAGCGATTTCACTGAAATTGGGCGTGTCCGTCGCAGGGCGCGCAGCGGTTTCGCTGACCCAGCCCGAAGCTGTTCCGCCAGTCGCCACCAGCTTGCGGTAACCGGACGTCCCGGTTCGCACCACCTGCGCGATATTGCGGATCGGGCTGATCTCGGCGAGTTCTCGCGCGATCACGGCATCGAGTTCCCGCGGAACCGCATACCCACCGTCGCCCGGCGTCGCACCGCTGATCGACTTGATCTCGGATTCCCTGCCCCGGCGAAGGTAGCCGTCGACGAAGCCCTTCACTTCAGGCGTCTGCGTATCGCGTCCGGCGATCGATGGTCGCACGGCAGCGAGCGCCATCTTGTCGAGCCGGGCCTTAACCTCGTCGACATCACCGCGAAGCTCGCGGATATCGGCTTCGACCTTGTCCTGTCGAGCGACGATGTCGAAGCTATCGTCGAGCGGATCGGAGGGGATGTCGGCAGGCACGCTGTCGGAGTTCACGGAATTGTTCATATTCAAGCCTTTCTGCTGGCACGAAAAAAGCCGCGCTCTGGCGGCTGCGGAGATGAGGTTCTGGCTGTGAGAGTCAGGCGAGCAGGTGGACCCTCGCCCCATGCTGAAGCGGATTGGTCACGAGGCTGATCTCGAACAGGTCGATCTCGAGCAGTTCGCGACCTTGTTCCGACCATCGCGCCTTTATGGCCCGGTATCCGAAACTGAGCCCGCTCACGTTGCCTTGCGTCAGCATCTTGGCCGCGCGCGACTGTGGGCGGTCGAGCCTGGCGATGGTTCTGAGACCGCGCTCGTCTTCTGCGATGGTCTCGATTTCCCCGATCGGCTGGTCCGGGCGATGCTGCCAAAGCAGGGGGATCGGTCCGCGCTGCCGCGCTAGCGAAGCGGCAAAGGCTCCCTTGCGAATCACGTCCCGGTCACTGTCGCGAACATCGAAAAGCCCTGCATAGCCTGCAAGACGAAGGAAACCCGACCGCTTCACAAGAGGTCCCACGCGCCGATGCGGAATGCGATGCCGATAAGCAGCAGAGCCAGCACTGCACGAATGACCCATTCGACGAAGGCTCTCCACGCGCTCGTCTTGGCATCCCGCCAGGCCTGCAGCAATTCGCGCAGTTCGCCGAGATCGTTCTCTGCCTCGGCGTCGTCGAGCCCCAGGCGTTCGAGGATTCGATCGGCTGCGAGTTCGCTCGTCTCCTCCACTATCGCTCGCAGGGTTACCAGTTCGGCCCCTTCATCTTTCGCCTGCTTCATGAGCGTGGCGAGTATTGCGGCACGGTTCATTGCGCGTTCTCCTCGGCTGGAAATCCCAGCAAACTGCGTTTCTCCGCGCGGCTCAGGAAATCTGCGTCGCTGACCTGCTTCCAGAGCCTCTCGCGATCTTCCGAGAGGGCCGTGATCCGGTCGAGATCGATCTCGACGATTGCCCCGGGAAACCATGCCTCGAGCCCCTCGCTGAGCGCGGAAAGGAGCTTGTTCGCGAGCGGCAGGAGGGTCAGGCGCCAGAGCGCCCGGTTCGCTTCGCGATAGTTCGAGTAGGTGTTGTCTCCCGGCAGACCAAGGAGCATCGGGGGTACCCCGAAGGCGAGAGCGACCTCCCTCGCCGCATCGCTTTTGAGCGTCGCAAAGTCCATGTCGGTGGGCGAAAGAGCCATGCTCTGCCATTTGAGCCCGCCGTCGAGAAGCAGCGGCCGTCCGGCATTCAGCGCGCCAGCAAAGGCCTGCTCCAGCTCCTGCCGCAGGCGGTCGAACTGGTCCTGCGTCAGGCCCGCACCGTCACCGCTGTCGTAGACCAAAGCGCCCGACGGCCGGGCCGCATTCTCGAGCAGGGATTGGTTCCAGGACGTTGCGGCATTGTGCACCATGATCGCCGCGTAGGCGGCGGCAAGCGAGCCTGCGCCGAGGTGATCGTCGAGCGGATGCATCGCCTTGATATGCACGACCGAAGGCCATCCGTTCTCGTCTTCGGCCTGGATGGTGATTGCCTCTCCACCGACCTCATAACGAAAGGCGCACGGCCAGCCGTCCGAGCCTGCGACGATCGAAACTCGATCGGGCCGGAGTGCGAACAACTCGACCGGGGTCCCGGACGCATCCTTCAGGATCTGCACGTAGCCATTGCCATGCAGCAACACGTGCGCTGCGAGAGTTTCGACCAACGGCTGTCCGGCGCTGGTTGCCTTGACCAGTCTTTCGAGCCCGTTGTCGCTGCACGAAAGCGGGGCCTGCCCGATCCCCTCGGCGACGATCCTGACCGCCCGCTGCGCGATCGGGTTTGCGAGAAAGGCCGCCTCTACCGCACGTCGATAGTCGAAAGGGCGAACATGGTCGCCAGTACCGAAAGCCGGAATGCACCCGTGCAGATAGCCGGGGAGCAGCGGCACGCGTTTAGGCTCCCCGCCCTTGAAGGCGGAGAGCAATGCTTCGAACAAAGCCATAGGATTTCCTTCTTGATCGTTTAGCGTCGGGCCGGGCCGTTCAGACCTGCCTGACGCTCGGCTGCCCGGTGCGCGAGAGCATCAGCTCGGTAAGCGCCCAGACCAGCGCATCGGCGCGATCCGGACTGCGTCCCGGGCCGACATACTCACCGCCCAGCATCATGCCGCACAATTGATCTTCGAGCCGCGTGAAGACTCCCCGATGCCGGACCTTGCCCGCGCTATAGAGCGCCGCGATCGGTTCGGCCCGTGCCACCTTGCCCCGGCTCGCATGCACGAGCCGAAGAGGCAGGGCGCCATCGGCGGCTCGCAGGACGCTTTCCACCATTGCACCGCCCTGGTTTGCCTCGGCCACGACCCTGTCGGCTCCCCAGGTTTCGGCAGCCAGCGCGACAGCCTGCGCCCAGCGGTCGGGGGTGGCGTTGCCCACCGAGCAATCGGCGAGTAAGCGGGCAACTCCGTCGCCCCCCAGCGCCGCAACCGCGATGCCGCACTCGTCTCCCGCTGACGAAACCGGCGGATCCACCGCGACCACCACCCTGCTGAAAGAGGGGCATGGGCCGGTCTCGCGCACCGCCTCGATCAGCGCGCGCTGCCACAGGGCCCCTTCGATGTCGCGGATCAGTTCGCCGCCGATTTCCTGGCGCGCAAGCTGGCTGCCCGCGAATTCGGCTTCGATCGCTTCAAGAAAGCGCTTCGGCAGATTGGCGGCGTTGTCCAGCGTCGATCCGCGCGTCACGACCGTGGCTCCCCCCTCCTCCCCGCCCAGAAGGCGTTCTACCAGCGGTACCGGGCGGGGCGTTGTGGTGACTGTGATTTTCTGATCCCGGCCGAGCCTCAAGCCCATCAGGAGGTTGTCCCAGCAACGCGTCGCCTTCCGGTGCGCAGCTGGCCATTTGCCTATTTCATCGCACCAAGCATGGCTGTGCTGGGGGCCGCGCAGGGCCTCCGGTTCGAGCGCGCTGAAGAGCTGCGCTTGCGCGCCGTTCGGAAAGCGCAGCCGTCTCAGCGAAGGTTCGAAAACGGGCCTGCGGTCGGGAGGACTGCAGGCGAGTAGACCGCTTTCTCCCTCGACCATGACTGCCCGAGCCTCGGCAAGGGATGCCGAAAAGAGGGCAATGCGAGCCTCCGGATGGTCCTCGGCAATGGCGCGCACCCATTCCGCCCCGGCTCGGGTCTTCCCGAAGCCGCGCCCCGCCATGACCAGCCAGACCCGCCATTGCCCGGCCGGGGCAAGCTGCGCCGGGCGGGCGAAGAGCTCCCAGTGATAGGCGAATTCGATGCGTTCGTCGGCGGTCAGCGAATGGGCGAGTTGATCGGCGTGACCCGGTGTTGCACCCGCAAGGCACTCGAGCGGTTCGCTCACTGCCCTTCCTTTGCCTGCTGGTCATGATCGGCGATTCGCTGTCTGATGTCGGCAATCTTGCGGTCTATCGAGGCGCGTATCTCGGCCGCCGAGACATTCCTGCGTTCGGCATGGGCCCGCATCGTACTTTCACGATGAAGTCCCAAAAGGCGTATTGCGCTTGAGAAGTCGTATTTGAGGCTGTCCTGCGCAAGCAGATCGCCATCCCGCAACCGTCGCAGGACTTCCATCTCTAGATCCTCGTATCCCCTCGCGAGCGCGAGGAGCCAGGCGCGAGCGAATTCGGGCTCATTGCGACGGGCGCGATAGGCTCGCGCGGTCGAGATACCGGCCCGTTCGGCAGAGCGAGTCACGCATGAGCACTGTTCCAGATTGGCGATGAACCTCCCTCGCCAGCGCGGATGGGCGCGGCCGCGGGCGTTGCATCCGGCGGTCGCCGGCTGCCGGGATTGCGTCAT